CATAGTTCTCTAAAATATCTGTCTGTGTGATTTAAACAATCAAGTGGTGCTATTTCATCTTTTAGTGCCCATTCATAACAAAAGTCAATCATACTAGATGAAACATGACTGACTCCAAAGATTCTAGAAAATGCTGATGCTGCGAAATGAAACCTTTGTCTAGTGTGCGGTTCCATTACCCTTATAGTGTTCGGATTCATAGTAGTGTCCCTTCTTTGAACCGAAATAGATCGTAGTTAATACAAATGGTATTGCAATAATTGCAAGTGCTTTTCCCAATAGATGTTCCATTATTGCTCTATCCCGAGTTCGTTTAAGTAATCAATCCACCACTGTGGATCTTTGGTTCTTTTCCAGTTTGGTACTTCTAAACCTCTTTCAGAATACCACTCAAACAAAGAATCATCGATAATCTGTACGATCTCCATATTCCTCTTCCTCCTCATCAACGTCTGCATATGCATTGTCCACATAGGGTCCGTGTGGTTTGAGTGATTCTTCTCTGACATATTCTTTTTCAGAATTTACTGCCGCAATCCATACCGATAATTTCATTACTATGTAGATAATACCCAATGGTAAGAAACAAGCGATTAGAATGAGTGGTTTCATTAGCTCCTGTACCTCCCTGGCCATGTTAGATGCATAGTGGAAACCAATAAAGTTATGAATACAAATACAAATAAGGTGCTCATTTTAGTTTAGTGTTATTTTTAACCAAGAAAAAACTGGAGGGATAACTCCTATAAGTCTCAAAAGTCCCTCAGCAAATAAAGCAAGAACCACCCAACCGACGCACATACTAATGATAGAAGCATTACGGTTGTGTCGTCGTATTGCTGCATCAATCATCTCCTGACACTCTTTTTGTGTCACTAAACGATCTGGTTTAATTTCTTCCATCCGATGACTCATTCTGTAGTTGTGTCAATCTTTTCACCCATGTTACTCCACCTTCCATACCCACGCAAGGATTGATACAAGTTTCATCACCATGATTATTACAAACTAAACCAGCAAGATCCAATTCATTGCCTTTCTTGCCAGTTCCAGACCAGTAGTGCTCTCCGTTAATCCAGAGGGAACCACACTTAGGGCATTCCTTCCTTTCTACTGAAAGGTCGGACAGCTCTTTATTGTCCATCTTTGTACTCCTTGAGGAACTTTTTATATTCAGTTGTGTCTTTAATCAGTTGCCTTTTAAGATGCCAACCCATCCACTTCATTTGGATTTTTATACCAGCATAACGAACTTGTAAATCCAAATACTGAACAAGTCGCATAGTCGAATCATACCCAGCATATGCTACTAATGCAACAAATGTCAGCATTAGCAGATAATAGAGAGTCATTTTGGTATCTCCATATATCGTTATATAGACATTACATTATCTCTATGATACAAAAAGCGGAAAGTCAGGGATTCGAACCCTGGGAGGTGTGACCCTCGCTGGTTTTCAAGACCAGTGCCATAAACCACTCGACCAACTTTCCAATATTTTATCGGACATCAAAGTCCAATCTACGGACCTTACGTCTGCGTCTCTCCTCTTGGTAGAGGAGTTCTTCTCTGGAGAAATGACTATCAATCTTTCTCTCTAGATTATTGGTTACCATTACAACCTTATCAAGATCTTTGGCACCAATTTTATTGTCAACCAAACTCATTTGGTTTGGGCAACCACAGAATTGAATCTTGCTAGTGCTTGTCAATTCTGTCTTGCATTCTTTGCATCTGATTGTGATCATGGGTCATGGTCCTCCGTGAATTAGGAATGGGAGATACTGGGATCGAACCAGTGACATACTGCGTGTAAAGCAGGCACTCTACCTCTGAGTTAATCTCCCAGACTCCCCCTCCTGGGATCGAACCAGGGACCAAACGATTAACAGTCGTTCGCTCTACCGCTGAGCTAAGGAGGAATAAGTTCCCCGAAGGGAAGCGGGTGACGGGGATCGAACCCGTGACAAGAGCTTGGAAGGCTCGCATGTTACCGCTACACCACACCCGCAGGTCGGGTCTTACATGAGAGAGGAGGTGGTGGTGGTCTCTCTCAATGCCCACAATGACAATCATAACATGGTGGATGTATGATTGTCAACGACTCAGGAGGGACTTGAACCCCCGACCAACTGCTTAGAAGGCAGATGCTCTATCCAACTGAGCTACTGAGTCAAGTGGTAGTTCCTATCGCCTCTAACCCTGAACTACCAAGGGGGTTACAGCAGTTGATTATGCTCTTTCGATACCATCAACAAAGTCATTGTACTCTTCTTCAGAGATCTCGTCAAGGCTTACGATTTCCAAATCTTCCTTAGGATCAATCCATTCATCAAATTCTGCCATGATTGCCATTTGATCATAGATCCTTTCAATTCCTTTACCATTGTACTCTTCAACTTTGTCAATTGCCCACTGTCGAACGTCTGCAACAATTTCTTCAGTTTCCATCATAATAGTCTTTTCGGAAGTACCTGCTGAGGATGTTACTATTGTAGTAGGCAGGTCCTCCTGTGTCAAGGGATTCGGTAAGGACTCCGTTGATAAAGAGTTGTCTTGTTTCTTCGAAGTTTGTTTTGCCAGATGTTGTATGTAGTGACAGGATAGTTCTACTAAAATTTTGTCTACCCAGTCGTTCAATGTCTTCTTTAAGTTCCGGACAAGACCCATAATACTTTTTCCAATCAGATTCTTTTTTTACTCTGCGTTTTTTTCCTGGCGGTTTTCGATGCGACCAAAAATACTTTCTCCCAATGTATTGTCTACCGTTGGTGAGATTGGTAATGTTATAAACAAAACCGTAGTAGTCCCGAATATCGTCAGAAGTAAAAGGTCTCTCCAAATACATCCATGGGTTTTCATAATCTATATTCATCAATAATGTCAAATACCCTGTTTAGGTATTTATGTGCCAGTCCTCTGGATTCTGATCCATACTTATGTTCTTCCCAGTAGAGATCATTTTTAAGTCTCTCTAACTTAGTCTTAAGTTCTTGAATTGAAATTTGGTTGCGAGGCATATTGTAGGGGGATGTGTCTCCCCCTATGTATAGCACTAATCAGAGTTGGAAACCACTGAATGTGTCCTTTTTCACATCTTGCTTAATACCACCAACAACATAGGACTCTACTTCAGTCTCCTGAGGAGCAACCTGAAGACCTTTAGAAGAGATCCAGTGTTGTGTCCAAGGAAGTGGATTGTTATTTGCGGAAATGTCATACTGTGGTTTCAGACCAATCGCCTTGAGACGACGGTTTGCAATCCACTCAACATACTGTTGAAGAAGTTTGTCATTGAGTCCAATCATACTGCCATCTTTGAAAAGATAGTCTGCCCACTTCTTTTCTTCATTGACAGCACGGTCAAACATCTTATAGGTCCACTCTTCTTCTTCCTTCATGATTTTCTTCATTTCAGGATCATCACCTGCTGCCCACTTATTAAGAATGTTCTGAGTGATGGCAAGATGCTGGTTTTCATCTCTAGCAATTAGAGAGATGATTTTTGCACTTCCTTCCATGAGTTTGAGTTCACCAAAGGCGAAAGAACAAGCAAAACTAACGTAGAACCTAATACCCTCAAGAACATTAACATTTGCGACTGCTCTGTAGAGTTTGCGTTTGAGTTCATACTTGCCCTCTAATGCGGATGGAACTTGTTCTAAAGCATGTTGCCATTCATTAGAATTGTCATACTGATGAGCACTTGTAATGAAGTCATCATATGCTTTTGTAACACTACTGGCACGTTCCAGAATACGTTCATCAGTCACAATCTTATCAAACACCTCAGAGGGGTCTGAATAAACGTTTTTGATAATGTAAGTATATGAACGACTATGGATCATCTCCATGAATCCCCACACTTCCATACATGCTTCCAATTCAGGAAGTGAGCAGTATGGAATGAATGCCATGCCAGGACCACGACCCTGAATAGAGTCCAGCATGATCTGATATTTAAGGTTAGAAGTATAGATGTGCTTCTGTTCTGGACGGAGTGTTTGATAGTCACCACGATCCTTCTGCAAAGAAACCTCTTCGGGTCTCCAGAAGTATCCTAGTTGTTGTGTGGTGAGTTTATCAAATACTGGATATTTGTATGAATCGTATCTCTGGATTCCCAGAGGTTTACCGAAAAACATCGGTTGCTTCTTAGTATTTACTTGTTCAGTGTTGAAGACAGTCATACCTTCAACTTTTCTCTTAGTGTTTTCCACTGACGAAATCTTAAACTGCACAGGATTCACACTCTCCCTCCTCGGCTTGCTCCAACTCACTCAGTATACTCTGTAGTTCGGACTTTTCTTCTACTACCTCATCATTCTTCATGTCGTGAGTGTTTTGGTAGTATGAAGTTTTCCATCCGTACTTATATGTAGTCAAAAAGTCTTGTGCCATGACGGACACTGGGACTTCATTGTCAGGGTATTGCTCTGGATTGTAACTCCAGTTACCAGAAATTGCTTGGTCAAAGAACTTCTGCATCACAGCAACAACATTAATATAACCACGATTGGACTCCATATCCCACAGAAGCGTATAATTGTTTTTAAGAGATCCGTATTGTGGAACAATCTGCTTGAGAGGTCCTTTCTTGGACTTCTTAATGGACAGGTAGTCTCTAGGTGGTTCGATTCCGTTGGTTGCGTTTGACACAACGGAACTGCTCTCTGAAGGCATTTGTGCGGACAGTGTGCTGTGTCTGAGACCGTGCTCCAGGATAGATGCTCTAAGACCCTCCCAATCATGCTCATACTTGATATTAGTAATCTCGTCTACATCCTTCTTGTATGTATCAATTGGCAGGATTCCATCAGCATACTTAGTGCGACCAAAGTCAGAGCACCAACCCTTCTCCTTAGCAAGTTTGTTAGAAGACTTCAAGAGATAATACTGGAAGGACTCAGAGAGACCATGAACAGCATCCCATGCTTCTTGAGAATCATACGCATACCCAAGTTTTGCCAAATAATGAGCAAGACCAATAAAACCTATTCCAAGAGATCTACGTGCCTTTGTAGCACGTTCTGCTGCCTTTACAGGGTACTCTTGATAGTCAATCAGTTCTTCTAGTCCACGAACAGAAAGATCGCAAAGATCCTCAAGTTCCTCATCAGATTTAACCTTACCAACATTAATGGCGGAAAGAATGCACAGGGCAATCTCACCTGCTTCATCATCGATATGATCGATGGGATCTGTGGGTAGAGTGATCTCCTGGCAGAGATTACTCATGTTTACTTTATCCTTGAATGAGGAGTGGGAGTTGCAGTGATCAATGTTCATGATATAAACACGACCAGTCTCCGCACGTTCTTTTAGAAGATCAAGAATGAGTCCTTGAGCACGGACAGTCTTTCTTGGAACAAATTTATCTCGTTCATAACCCACATACAACTCGTCAAATCTATCAGTGCCAAAAGCATCATACAGACCAGGAACATCGTGTGGAGAGAAGAGTGAGATTTCTCCGTCTTTAATGAATCGTTCATAGAAGAGTTTAGAGATTTGGATACTGTAGTCTAACTTACGAACACGATTATCTTCGGTTCCTTTGTTATTCTTTAATACAATGATATCTTCTATTTCTTGGTGCCAGATCGGGAAGTGTACTGTTGCTGATCCACCTCTGATGCCATTCTGAGTGCAGCATCGGACAGTTGCTTCAAACTTTTTGAGGAAAGGGATAACGCCTGTGTGCTGAACTTCTCCACCTCGGATCTTACTGTTGATGCCACGGATTCGACCTGCGTTGATACCGATGCCCGCCCTTTGTGCAACGTATCTGCCAATAGCCATATCAGAGCTAAAGATAGAATCGAGGGTGTCATCAACATCAACAAGAACACAGCTAGCAAATTGTCG